GTAAAGATCATGTTTTCTTGCCAGCTAGTGATGTTATTCATTTGTTCATGCCTGAAAGACCAGGCCAGAACAGGGGTGTGCCGTGGTTCCATAGTGTGATGTCAGATGCCCACCAATTACAGGGTTATGAAGAGGCTGCGGTTATCAGAGCAAGGGCGGCTGCGAGCATAATGGGATTTGTACAGAATAATGAGGGAGAGTTAATTGGCGATGATGTAGAAAGTGGGCAAAGAGTTCAAGACTTCCAACCAGGGCAATGGAATTATTTGATGCCAGGTGAATCTGTGCATGTCCCAGACATTGATTATCCAAGTCAGCAATATGAGATGTTCGTCAAGAATAAAATTCGTAGGTTTGCTACAGGATTTGGCTGTTCCTTCGAGACAATAAGTAAGGATTTCAGTGAAACCAATTATTCGAGTTCAAGATTGAGCTTGTTGGAAGATAGGGAGCATTGGAGATTTGTTCAGCGTTATTTAATTGATAATTTCCATTATCGGGTTTTCAAAGAGTGGCTTTCATTAGCTGTATTAAGTGGTCAGCTTGATTTCGCTGATTATGCTTCGAGGCCACTTAGATATTGCAAACCAAGATGGACTCCTCCTGCACAGCACTATGTAGATCCCTTGAAAGAGGTTCGTGCTTATAGAGAAGCAGAACAAGCAGGTTATATGACTAAATCACAAGTTATTGCAGCGACAAATGGTGGAGATTATGACGACATCACGGCTGAATTAGCTAGAGAACAAGAAGTTGCTAAGAATCTTGGGGTTTCTTTAGACAAAGATATTAAGATAGAGCAAGTACAACCAGAACAATTGGAATTGGATGTTGGTCAGGATGCGAATCCACCTGAATCTAAGCCCAAATCATCACGTAAAAGGAGGCGTTCTAAGTGACAACAACTGAAGCTATTGATTTATCTTCTGAAGAAGAGAATCAAGAAGAGATCGTTTCGGAAGAAACACGATTTGATCCTTCAAAAAAATATCAAAGAACAGAAGTAACTGAGTTTAGAAGTGTCGGCAAAGGTCGTACTTTTGAATTTCCTTTTAGTTCTGAATACCCAGTAGAAAGGTATTTTGGTAAAGAAGTGTTAAAACATGATGACACTTCAGTTGATTTCAGTCGTTTAAATTCTGGTGCTGCTCCACTACTTTGGAACCATGATCCAGATCGTCATATAGGAATAGTTGAATCTGCAAGGCTTGATCGTTCAACTAAACGTGCTTATGCAAAAGTGCGTTTTTCACGCAATAAATTCGCTTCTGAAGTCTTAGAAGATGTTAAAGATGGTATTTTGCGTGGAATTTCGTTTGGTTATCAAATAAAAAATATAGAAGAAAAAGACGGAGAGTTCGTTGCAGACGACTGGTTAGTGCATGAAATCAGCGTAACTCCAATCCCTGCTGATCCTACAGTTGGGATAGGAAGGTCGTTAATCTCATCCGAAGAAGAATTGTCTGACCCCTCACAACCTAATACTATTAATATTGATAACAAATCTCCTGAAGAGGAGATACGTTCTGCGGCAACAACCGCATCACCCTCGGTTCCATCTATGGAAGAAAAATCACAAGAAACTGTGGTGGATACGGCTCCTGCCGTAGAAACTCCAGAAGCTGTCGTTGAAACAGCAGAGAGATCTGTTGAAGTAGATGTAGCTGCTGAAGTAAAACGTGCGCTTGAAGAAGAGCAAGTTCGTACTTCTACTATTTATGCCGTTTGCCGCCAACATGGCGCAGACGACCTCACCCAAGGATTCATTAAAGACGGTAAGTCTGTTAGTGAAGTCAACGGTGAAATCCTTGACCTAATTTCTAAAAGGTCTGAGTCAAGCAACACTCCTATACGGTCAACTGACATGAATCCAAGTTCCAACGAAGTTGGTTTAGAGGCAAAAGAAGTAAAACGCTTCTCTTTCCTACGTGCGATTAACGCATTAGCAAATCCAACAGATAGAAATGCACAAGACGCTGCTGCATTTGAACGTGAAGTATCTGAAGAAGCTTCTAAGCGTTATGACAAGCCTGCTTCTGGAATCTTGGTTCCTAATGAAGTGCTTTCTGGTTATACAAGAGACTTAAATGTTGGTACAGCAACTGCTGGTGGAAACTTAGTTGAGACTGAGCTTTTAGCTGGTTCATTTATAGACATTCTTCGCAACAGAATGGCTGTAATGCAGGCAGGCGTTACAACATTGAATGGCCTTTCTGGAAATGTCAGCATTCCAAGACAAACTTCTGCGAGCACTGCTTACTGGGTTGGTGAAGGATCTGATGTGACTGAGAGCCAACAGGCTTTTGATCAGGTGAACCTTACACCTAAGACAATTGGTGCTACTACTGAATACACAAGAAAGCTTCTTCTTCAGTCAAGCATTTCTGTTGAGACAATGGTTCGTAATGATATTGCGAAGCAAATTGCTCTTGCTTTAGATACTGCTGCTATCTACGGTTCAGGTTCATCTAACCAGCCAACTGGTATTACTAATACAACTGGTATTGGTACTGCAACTATTACAGGTGTTGGTACTTTCCCTGAGCTAATTGCAATGGAAACAGACGTTGCTGTTGCTAACGCTGATCAAGGCGCACTTAAGTACATCGTTAATGCGACTGCTAGAGGTGGATTGAAGAGCGTTAA